CATCGGGTTCTTGACAGGCTTGTAAACACTGCCCCCGTAGTTGAGGGTGTTGCCCCGTGCTGCGCACGCCGCCCACGTGCGCGGGCAGCCGGGGCGAGCGGTCACCGCGACGCCCACTGCGAGGTCCGTCGCTCCATAGTGGAGCGTCAGCGTGTTGCCGACATGGCGCGTGATCGATCGCCGCTCGATCAGTCCGTCCTCGCGCTCCCACGTCACATAGCCCGAATCGAGCGGCAGCGGCGCGCTCGCAAACTCATCGGCCGCGATCGTGAGACCGCTCGCCGCGCTGAGCACCGCGTCGACCTTGAAGGCGTCGGGGTCGAGATTGCAGCCGCGCAGTCCCTCGGAGTAGACCGTCTTCCAGCACCCGCGCTGCCACTTCGGGCCCTGGTTGCGCGCACGTGCCAGGCCATTGTCCGGCTCGCAGGTGAGCTCGAGCTCCACGTCCGAGAACTTCGGTTGTGTCACGACGCCGATCCACTCCACCGCAGGCGGGTCGGTGTCGCCGTAGTGCGTCGCGAGGCAGCGGACGCTCACCGTGTCGCTCGGCGGATAAGGGTGCCAGTTATCACCGAGCGTCTGCGTGCTCGGGATGATCTCCGCGGGCGCGTCGGGATCGCGCAGATACGCGAAGCGGATGCCGAGCTTGTCCTTCGCGCGCTCGGCGGTCTGCTTGATTTCGTCGCGCTCGATCTGCGCGGCGAGATAGGTGTCTGCGCCAATGACGATATCGCGGTCGGCGCTCGCGAAGCGCCACACGAGCGCCTGGCGGGTGAAGACGAAGAGCCGCACCGGGCGGCCGAGAAAGCGGCTGGTTTCGAATGCATCAAACATCGGGCGCCACCGCCTGCCAGCCAAGCGTGCACGTCGCCATGCCGTCCTGGTCGGTCGTGTGCTCGATCTCGACCTCATCGCTCGCAAGCGTGCAGAGTGCCATGAACGAGATCGCACGGATCTTGCCTGGCGAGATGCTGGAGCCGCTCAAGGCCGCGTTCAGCGTCAGCGTTTCGGTGTCGCCGGCCTCGGCCGCGGCGGTGATACGCCGGTAGTACCGCGTGCCGTCATTCAGCTCGATCACCACGTCCTGGCGGTTCGGCCGGCCCACGCCGAACAACGTGTAGCCCGCCCACTCGATCGAGAGCGTTGCGCTGCCGCCGGCGATGGCCGCCACGGGCCGCAGGTCGCTCGCGAAGCTCGGCACCCAGATCGGCGTGGCGCGGCCGCGCAGCGTGTAGAGGAGCGAGCGGAACCAGGTGTGGGCGGGGCGGCCGTGCAGCGCGAAGTGGCTCTGCTGCGCGCGCAGCGCGATATCGGGCAGGTCGTGCGTGACCGGGAGGCCCACGCCGTAGTCGACCGATTGCGTGAGGCGCGCGTAGCTTGCCGTCGGACTGTCACTTTCGTGCGGGCGTACGTCCAGCACCAGGTGATCGAGGTAAAGCGTCGGGGCCTCGAGCGCCGGCCAGTCGCAGGCCTCGAGGAGGTCGAAGCTGATGCTGCGTTTGCTGCTGTCGTCGGACGCGAGCGTTTCCTCGGCACCGTCCTGTACGCGCGCACGGCGCAGGGGATAGAGCCGCGCACCGGCCGGCCAGGAATCGACGAGCGCCGCCGCGAAGGCCAGGTAGTCGTCCTCGACGGTGTCGATCGTCGCCACTTCCCAGCGATTCACCGCCGACCACAGCAAAGTTTTTGCGCCCACCGCAATGTCGAAGCCCGCGGTGGCGCAGGGGACGAAGTCGGCGCCGGCCCCGATCGTGCCAGCGAGGAATTGCACATCGATCGCGATCGGTAGCAGCCACGGGCCACCGTGTCCAGCCAGCAGCATGTCCGCGACGCGGCGCTCCTGACCGGAGGTCAGCAGCTCGAAGCTGAAGCGCCGACGCGGGCCGATCTGGAGGCTGCGGTGCTGGCTGACAGCGGTGGCGCTCGCCCGCATCACGTCGGTGGCGAAGGATAGGGTCTCGGTGATGCCATTGGCCCAGTCGGGCGGCACCGGCCACACGCGCTCGCCAAGGGCGGTGAATGCTCCCATACCTCACCAGTTCCCGCGGATCGCGCCGCCGTTCTCGCCGGCCACGACGATGATCCGCTTTTCCATCGCCGGGTGGTTGGCCAGCGCGGCGGCCATCGCATCCTGGTCGAATAGGTTATACAGCCGGAAGCTGTTGTTGTTGGTCGCGCGCATCAACGCGGCGTTGTCGCTGATCGGCACGCGCGGCTCGACCGGCGCCGTGATCAAGCCGCCCTCGGCGAAGCCGTGCGCCCAGTCGTGCAGCGCGAGCATGCCGCGCTGGTTGAAGTCGTCGAGAAAGTCCACGGCGCCGGGCTGCGTGGCGCTGGCGGCGCGCACCATGTACTCCCGGTTGCTGGCCCAGATCGGGATGCTGTCGCTGGTCGGCGTACCGGGGCCGCGGATCTGACCGCCGGTGGCGTAGCCCTGGCCGCCGCTGTAGTTGGCGCCGGCGAGGATCGAGGCGATCTGCGCGCCTTGCTGCATGGCTGCGGCGATCAATCCGATGTTGTGGGGGAATCCGACTTCGCTTGCCTTGGCCACGTTGATCGCGAGCGAGGTGGCAAGCTGCGCGACCGCAAACCCCTTCGATAGGGCAAAGAGCGCCTGATAGGTCTTGCTTTGCTCACCGCCGAACGTCTTGGCTATCTGGGCCATCGAACCGAAGGCGCTGGAGAGCTGCCCCAGGCGCATCATGCTCTCGCTCTGGGCCAAGCTTGAAAGATTCGCCTGATGCTGCGCTTCCAGGTCCTCGGAAGCCTTGTTCCAGGCGGCCTGGTCAGCCCCCTCCTGTTGCCGCGCCGCATTGATGATCTCGCGGCGTGCGGCGTATTCGGCCTCGAGGTAGGCGCCCATCTGCGCCATGCGATCGGCTTCATCGTCGCCCACACCGTAGTCGCGCAGCGCCTCGGCGCCGATGTTCGGCAGCGGGGGAACGTTCTGCTCGATGATCTGCTGTTGGCGTTCCGCTGCCTCCTCAGGAGACATCTGGCTCATGGCCTGCTGTAGATCCCGCATCTGCGCGGTCACGCGCGCGATCGCGGCGTCGATCGGCGTCTGCAGGTCATTCACCAGCGCTTGGTAGGCCTCCTTCGCCTTCTCGGTCTCCTCGCGCTCGGCGCGCTGGGCATCGCGCTGGCGCGCCGCCAGCAGCAGCTGCTCCTTCGTGCCCTCCCGGGCGAGGCGAAGCGTGTCCTCGGTGATCGCGTAGCGGATGCGATCTTCTTCGGTAATACGTTCCTTCCCCTCTTTCAGCGTGGCATTCAGGGCAACCTGCTCGCGCAGGTTGGCGAGTTCTTTTTGCGCGGCCTGCTCGGCCTGCTCGGCCTCGGTCTTTTTCTGGGCGCCGCGCGTGGCGGCTTTCTCGGCGTACTCCGTCTCGATCCGCGCCAGACGCTCGGTTGCTTCCGCCTGGCTGATGATCTTGGCCGTCACCAGCTCGTTGACCTCGTTGATGTCGCGCTGCTTTTTCTCGCTGTCGGTGAGGTACCGGGATTCGGCGTCCAGGAATGCCTTGCGCCGCTGTTCGCGCCCTTTCTGGCTGTCGTCGTGCGAGGCCTCGATCTGCGCCAGGCGCCGGGCTGCCTCCGTCTGGCTGATGACCTTGCGCTCGAGCTTGCCCTTGACGTCGTCTATCTCGCGTTGGCGCTTTTCGCTCTCGGTGAGGTAGCGCGCCTCCTCGGCAAGGAACTGCTTGCGCTCATCGACGCGCTTCCTCTCCTGCTCGGCGTCCACGTTGCGCGCGGCGCGGGTGTCGGCCTCCTGCTTGGCCAGTGCCTCTTCCTGCGTCAACTGCTCCCTGAGCCTCGCCACCCGCGCTTCGGCATCCCGCACAGTGATGGGGGGCGTGAAGCGGCTGTCGCGCAGGCGCTGGAGTGTTGCTTCGGCAGCCTGCAGCTGCTCGGCGGTGCTTTGCTGGCGACCGATGTCGAGCACCGCATCCCAGAACTCGCGCGCCGCCCCCGTGAGCGCGCGGTAGCCGCGCTCGACGTAGCCCAGGTTTTCAACCACGCGGCCGGTGCGCTCATCGATCACGCCGGCGTAGGTCTTGAACGCGAGCGTGACGGCTTCCTGCATGCGGCCCTGCTCGACCAGGGCGGTGACCTGCGCGTAGACCTCCTTGGTGAGGAAGTTCTCTTTCGCGGTGAGCTCGAGCAGCGCCTGCACCGGATCCTTGCGGAGCTTCGCGAAGGCCTCCGTGGTGTCCTCGATCGAGCGCCCGGTGGCGGCCTGCATCTGCAGCGCCGCCTTGCCGACCAGCTCCATCTGCTCGATGGTGAACTGCCCGCTGCGCGCGATGGTATTCAGCGCCTCGGCGGCCTGACCCTGCGTCACGTCGTTCAGCTCGTCGAAGGCAGCGGTGAGGGCATTCAGCTTCGTGGCAGTAACGCCACCGCGCTCGCCGATCAAGATCGCGGTCTCGGCGAACGCGCGGCCTTCCTGGTCCCCTCGGTACCACGCCACGGCCAACGCAGCGCTCGCCGCGGCCGCGAGCGTGAACGGGTTGACCAGGCCGAGCACACTGCCGCCCAGCGCGCGCGCTGCCGGCACGATGCCGCCGAAACTATCCTTCAGCTGGCCGCCCTGCTGCATCAGCAGCATGAACGGCGACTGGCCGGTGGCCAGGCCCGTCACGATGTCGGTGATCTGCATCGGCAGCTGGCGCATCGCCTGGTTGTACTGACCGACGCTGACGCCGGCCGCTCTCGCCGCCGCCTCGGCCCGCCTGTGCGCGTCGGCGGTGCGGCCCAGCCCCTCGGCCGCGGCGTTACCCTGGGCGCGGAGCTCGCCGAGCTTGCCGGTGATCTTGGCCAGTTCCTGCTGCGCAGCGCCCATATCGGCCTGGATGCGCAGCGCAATGTCGAGGTCGTGTTGTCCGGCCATCGCGCGCTACTCCAGTGTCCGGAAGAGACTCGTTGCCGCCTCACCGCCTGCGAAGGCGGCATTCACATCCGTGATCCGCGCTCGCCGCGCTCGCCGCGCGCTGTCCTGCACTTCCCTGAAGAACAGCTCGATCTGACGCGCCGTGAGCCGGCCGATGTCCGCCGGCGTGCACCCGTAGCCGGCCACGATCAGTTCGTGGTAGATGCGCGCCCACCGGATGGTTTCGCGCTGGCCGCCGCTTCCAGCGCGCGCTCGAAGCAGCGGCGGAAAAAAAAATGGACATTCACCTGCCACCACACCGCCAGCAGCGCCTGGCCGTCCTGGTCACCCAGGCGTTCGATCCAGGCGGCCAGCTCCTCGCGCTCCGGCAGGGCGTTGGCCAGAACCTCGCCCGGCGTGGTGAGCGCCTGTGCCGTCATGTCGCGCACGAGATCCGCGTGCTCGGCCATGAGGAATCGGATCTCGGTCAGCGTCGGCTGCACGCCGGCCTCGCGCGCCACCAGGGCGTACAGCCCGTCGACGAAGGGTCGCGCCCACGCGAGCAGGCGCAGCCCCTCGATATGACCGTACTCGCGCAGCGTCAGCGTGCGCCCGGCGAGCCGGAACGGGGCGTCTGGGTGGATGATCTGCAGGTCGAGCGTGCTCGTCTGCGCGTCATCGCCCGAGGGCTGCCCGGATGCCAACGCACTGGCCTTTGCCGACGCCCGCCGCGCGTTCGCCGCCGCTTCACCGGAGAGGACCTTCACGTCAGCCGTCCGTGTCGAGGTAGCGCATCTGGCCGAAGTAGCCGAGATCCCCGTCCGGGCGCGTGAGATCCGCGAGGAGCTTCGCCTCGAACGGGAGGTTCGCGACACTGGTGTCGTTGTTGATGAGCGCCATCTCGCTCAGCACCCCGACCTGCAGCTTCCACAGGTCCACGATCACCGGTGCGCCATTCTCGGCCAGGTTGATGCCGTTGTAGCGCAGCGCGATCTTGGCGGGCGAACTCGCCGCGAGGATGCCCACGGCACGCGCGGCGGCGTAGTCGTAGCTCACCTTGAGCGGCTGCGTCGGGGTGGGCGCGGCCGGCAGGCTCAGGATGGTCAACTGCCCGTAGGCGGCGGCGAGCTCGTAGTGCGCGGCATCGATCGTGACGGGCGTGCCCGCACTGTCGGTCACGACCAGATCCGAGATCCCGACGTGATCGAGCAGGATCACATCGCCCGCGACGATGCCCGTCGGCAACGCCTCGGCGCTGATGGAGCCGACCGCAATGTCGACAACGGAGCTCGACAGCAGCAGCGCCAGGTTGTGGGTGTTGATCGCGGCGATGGTGGCCTTGACCGTCCCGGACTCGCCGTTCGAGATATCGCGCACCTCCATCTTTTTCCCGCTGCGCGACTCCTTGTGCGTGAAGCTCTCGCGGGCGAGCGCGACCGAGAGCGCGCTCACATCCCAGAGCTTCTTCCAGGCGTTCGCCGCGGGCGGCGTGTCGCCGCTCCAGCGTGCGGCCAGCACTTCGCCCTGCCCGTAATGAAATCTCTCAATCGGTTGCGGCATGTCAGCTCACTCCTCTGCAGTGTTCTTCGATTCGGCCACCGGGGCGGTGGCGGCGGAAACCTTTTTGCCGATGCCGCGCTTGACCAGCCACTCGGCGATGGGCAGGTCGAGTGCCTCGGCGGGGATCACCGCGCCCGCCTCGAGGCGCTGGCCGGCGTGCGTGTGCGGCTTCAGCAGCCGCACGGCGAAGGACGCGGTGGTCTTCCTGGCGCTCATGGCGTGGCACTCCGGCGTGGCGGATAGACAAAGCCGGTCGAGAACAGCAGCGGGAAGTAGCCGTAGCTGTCTTCGTACTCGGCGGGGGTGTTGCTCTGCACGCGTCTCAGCGGTTTCATGTCGAGCCGCGGGCGCCAGCCGGAGAGTGCTGCGATCGTGCGCCCGATCAAGGGGCCAGCGATGCGCCGCGCGCCCTCACCACTGCCCGCGGCATCGGCGTAGTAGACCGTGGGCACGACCGCCCAGATCTGATCCACTGGTTGCGCGGCACCGTTGCCGGCGGCCTCACCGACCAGATCGCCGAGGTAGATCACGTAGGCAGCGGGCGTTTCCTGTTGTCGGGCCGAGACGCTGGCGAGATCCGCCACGCCGCGCACGACCCTGAGCCCGTCGACCTCGGTGCGGATGCGCTCGACCAGCAGCGGTTCGAGCGCGAGGTAATCGAAGTCGCTCATCACCAGCCCCCGGCGCCGAAGTCGTTGCGCCCCGGCGCGACCTGCACGGTCTCGTCCGTCGGGACCGGCGCGTCGGCCTCGTCGAGCCCGAGGCTCAATTTGCCGTTGGCCACGCCCTCCAGTTGCGCGCGGCGGCGCTTGAGCGCAACCGCCGCGGGGTGATCCCCATCGACCTGCGTGTGCAGGTTGAACCAGGCCACGTCGCAGGCGATGCGGGTCAGCATCACGGGAACGCTCGGGAGCGGCAGCACGTGCCGCCCGGCGAGGTACATGTTGATCTCGGCCTCGGCGTCCGCGATGGCCCGCTCGACCACTGCCTCATCGATCGTGGTGGCCGGCATGTGATCG